CCGCGGGCCTGACTTTCCTTCGTCGGCACTGATCGGCCGGAAGAACGAATTGGTATTGGGGTAAAACAGGTTCCATACCTTTTCGTCGCGCCCCGACTGCACCAGGCGTGAGCGGAGCTTCTTGGACATGTCGACCATCGACACGGCGTCACGAAACAGGATCATCGCCTGGTCACGTTTGGTCGCAGCGGCATAGATCTCGGCGCGCTGTTCGCCATCAGACACGAGGCCATACAGACCAATACCGGCCACTAGCGGGCTTTTGCCGGAGCCCTTTCCGGTTTCGATGTAACCCAACCGGAACCGGCGAAACCCGTCTACCGTCATCCAGCCGAACAAACTGCCGATGACGAACGCTTGCCACGGGGCCAGTAGGAAGGGCATGCCTTCGTAGTCGCCGCCGTTGAGGCATAGCACCTCTTCGAAAAAGCCGATGGCTCGGTTGGCTTTGGCAAGATCCCAGATTAGACCGCGAGACGGCCCGTGTTGCAGGTCCTGCAAATGCCGCTTGCAGGCATTGCGGACATCGGGCCCGGCGACTAGCTCGCCGGCCAGCACCCTAAGGGCGAACGCGCTGACACGATCATCAGTTGAAGTACTTGTCTGCGGCGTCTCGTTGCTCATTTGGGAATAGCTCACCTTGCGGCGCCGGCGACGTTTTCAGATTGCGCCGTGACATAGGCGACAGGCCAAACTGGGCGCCGGCGGTGTTGGCGCGCTTTTCGGCGTCATTCGCAAGCTGGCGAAGGACGTGCATTTGCTGCGCGCCGGTTTTGAAGGTCTGGATGTCGCCGCCCAGGTCATCATCGGAAGCTTGGTTGCGCTTCGTGATTAGCCGCTGGTACCGCCTCCAATCAGCGGTCGCCTGGCAGTAGGTCGCCAACGCCATCGAGTCCAACTTAGAAACGATGCCCAGCGAGATCAGCGCCGGTACCAGTTGTTCCCACTCCGCGACTGCATCAGCCGAAAGGACATCCGGCATCGGCGGTGCGCCAACTGGGACCAACGGCGCCGCGACTTCGGCCAGCAGATCGCTGACATTTTCGCGACCACGGTTTCCTTGCAATAATTTCAGCGCCGCCGGCGTTCCGGGGCGACCTGAGTTTCCGTTTCCGGCCATAAAACAACCCCTTACCTGTTGATACCCCCCCTCCCTCATTTTTCCCGACTTTGCGTAAAGAGGGGGGCGAGCGGTCTAGAAGGAAGTCCAAACGAAAGTTTTTCACCCCCCCTCCCCTCAGGGTGCGCTTTTTTGGTGCGTTTTCGACTGAGGTCATCGATTCCAGTGGTGCCCGGGGTCCACCGGGCGACCGTCAGCGTTGCAGCCAGGGACCGAACCAGTCCGCTCCATCCGTTGCTTCGTCGAGTCGTGGCAGAACTTACAGAGGCTCGCCCAGTTCTTCGGGTTCCAGAACAGCTTCCACGCAGCCTTGAGCTGCGCCGGATCACCGCTATCCTTGGCATCCTTCAGCTTGGGGGCAATCTTGTGGTCGACGACAGTTGCCGCCACAGGCCGAAGGTCAGTCGAACACATCGTGCAATACGGGTTCTCACGCAGGTGTCCATCGCGAGACTTCTGCCACTTGTACCCATAGCCGCGTTCGGTGCTGCTCCCTCTGCGCTCATCTGATACCCGGCTCATTAACCCATCTTCCAAACACGCGCCAGATTCCCTGCACTCTGGCAGACCGAACCTACGAACACGGCCAGCAACAGAACCAACGGCCAAGAATTTGCAGGCATCACCAACAGCCCCTTGCCGATGTACACCACGGCAGACCCGGCGGCGACCATCACCAACCAGGCGAGACAGCTCATGTCCCGACGGAACCGGGCACCACGACGACGGAACGTGAACAAGCGGACGAACAAAGCAACGCACAGCCAGAACGTGGCCTGCGTCATGATTTGCGGTACCAGAGGACTATCCATCCTGCCTCCCTTGCTGTTCAGCAATGAGGCCGCGCCGCTTGATGACAGCCAGCGCGACAGTAACCACCACAACCGACGCACCAAACGCGGCCGGCCCGGTGTACTTGAATGGCCTGGTACCGAACAGCTCAACTTCAGCCATACCAGGGGCGAACATGTAGCCCATCACGAAGGAAACCAGCAAGAACAGAACGCGCTTCCAGACAGGCAACTCTTCCGTGGTGGTGAAGAACACCAGCGAGCCAGCCAATGCACCAATAACGGCGAGCATGTCGACACCCGCCAACAGGCCAGTTGCAGCCAGCCCTACACCACCGGCCACGACAACAGTTGCCGGCTCACTCATGCTGATTACTCCATCGCAGACACCCAAGGGGCCGAAAATAAAAACCCCGCCGAAGCGGGGTTAGGTGACCGGCCCAGGGTGGCCGGGTGAAGCTGCACAGCACGTGCGAGGGAAGCGCCGGGGCGCAAATTCCATATCTTGGGGACTTTTTACCTGTCTCCGGAAAAACCGAAAAGGGGTAGTTTTCGGTTGGTTAACTCGACGCAACTTTGACGCACTTTGAGGCGGACATGAGGCAACAAGGCCAGACGAACGGCAGCTAGCAAGTCCTGACCCGCGCAACGCTGGAAGCCCTCGTAAGATCAGTCTCCGCCGACTTCAAGCGCCGGTTCCGTGCCCGCGGCGGCGCACTTCGCGCAGTCAGGATCACCAGAACCTGCTGATGCAGGGCGTGAACCCAGTTTCGATACGTCCGATCCGCATCCTCGCCCAGGCCCAACAGTGGCAACTGAGATCGGACCGACCAGGCCGGGCGAGGCAGGTAACGATTACGAGCAAGGACAACAAGCAGTGCTCCCTTCTCCGATTGGCGCTCAAGTTGTGCCAGGGCGGCGGCGACTTCAAGCGCCGCGTGGTCCATTCCTCTCCCAGACGCCATCAGCAAATCGCGAGATCCCGGGGTGGCACGCGGGGCACAGCCGCCCCACTCCATGATCGTTGCCATCGGGCTACCCAGCCCGCCACCTTCACCTACCTGATTGCATTGGTTGCCCCAATGCAGCAGCAGATCTTCGACTCCCTCAATCATCGCCCTTCCCCCTGAAAAACCAAACCCGACACAAAAAACACTCTACCCAACACAAACCCAACACACCCAAAGGCCTTTAAATTCAATGGCTTTAAATAAGATGTGTTGAGTGTGTTGGGTGTGTTGGGTTGAATGGTCCTCGCATAAGAAAAAAACATCTCTGTCGTGGCTTCTAATAACGTCGCCCATGCGCGTGCGCGACGCCAAACCCAACACACCCAACACACAGGCCGCAAAGCCCCGGAATAGAACGCCTTAAACTGTGTGGGGTATCGAAAACCAACCCAACACACACCCAACACACCCAACACACTTTTGGACGGATTCATGCTGCAGCTGCCTTGATGTGGTCCCAGTTGTCGACGTTCCAGCCCGCCAGGCGCGCAGCGGCCCGCC